ATGTCAATCCAAAGGTTGAACTTCTTAAAAATCGAAGTAACAAAATCGTACTGCTTAATGTTCGGATAAAGCACCTTATCCATTGTCAAAGTGTTACCCTCTTGCAACATGGTATTAGCAACCTTGTTGTAGAATGATCCTACTGAGCAAGTAATGGTAGCCGTACCAGAATAATAAACTCCTAAGTTGTCTACAAAGAAATCTGTATTATATCCGAATGCTGAATTTTTATGCCACAACCCAGCCTTAGTTGATACATGAATAATATCACCAGCAAGCAAAGGAAATGATGAACCGCCTATTTGATAACGATCAGGAGGTGATACAGCACGTCCAGTTAAAGAAGTGTCGTTAGGGTAAATACTCCAATGCTTTGCGTTTAGATAGTCGTCATCTGGATAAGTAGGTGTTGAACTAGTAGAGCGCACACCTGAATAAAAACTGTTATCATCCTTTGAAATATAGAACGGTGTCTGTGCAATTATAACAGGCGTACCAGTACTAACAGGTGTGTGATACATTTCTATAAACCCGTCAACTTCGCACGTTGTTTTTACATTCGATGCAGTGGAAGGTGTAAAGGTTGCTTGAATTTCTAAGATAGCGTTAATGTCATAGACTCCTGAACTTACACAAGTCCATTCACCCGTTGCGGGGTTATAGTTTAAACCAGTATCAAATAGTTCGTTAGTGAATATGATCGTATCGTTTGCCGAATAAGTGTTATTAGGTAGGTTCCCTGTTGTGGTTGTTCCTGTGCTTGTAAACTCTGGAGTATTAGCCGCAAACTCTCTATCGCCAATTTCAGCCGCCGTTAATTGGTAGCAATCTGGTGAAGATGGAATAATCAAATGCTCACAAACCGATCCATCGATAAAAGTACTTGTATAGGTTCTGCCAGTTCTGTAAATGATTTTCTTAAGTATCTCACGAACGTACAAAGCGCATCCTATCTGAGTATAAGTAAAGTCTGTTGAGTTGGTACTTAATCCGTAATCAATCAAAGGATAAACATAACCAGTACCAAAGTCAAAAGGAATGAAAGCACCGTCATACCAAATCTCAGTCTCCCAAGACTTTTGCTGAATCTCTTTTGTAAATGAATGGTCAAATTTATCAAACCCTTCGTAGGTTCCAGATTCGTAAAGATCAACCAAATAAAGTTCCTTAATGTCGGCAAAGAAATCTGCAACCTCTGAGTACATGGTGCAGTCATAGGTGATGTCCTGAAAATCATTCACCTTAATTTCGTTAAGTTTCAGGTATCCATTTATAATCACCTCTGAGTCCACCTCGTAACGTACAGACGCTTTTGCGTTTACGTCAAAGACTCTATCTATTGCATTAAACTCAAAATAATGGCTGAATACCTTATCTGCTTCTTTTGAACGTGGGATTGAAATAGTTTTAGAATATGCAGCCTTTCTGGTAGATGGGTCTGATATATCCGTGATCGATTTATTAATAGACGGATTCAACCCTTGTGATAAAGGAATGTAAATATTTTCTATGTAAAGTCTTTCAACTGCCATTTTTTTTATTATCTTTGTTTTGTCATTGAAAATCTTGGGGAGAGTCGGGAGAATAACCCGAAAACGAGTTTAACGCTCCGTTCGTCTAGTAATATTAGGACGCCCCTCTTTTCAACTGCCATTATCTGCGTTGTCTAAAGTTTGCTTGACTTAATTTCAATTCCAATTCTAGGATAAAGATTTTATCAATACTCGTTTCCTTTTCAGTCCATGTGGTTGCGTTTACCTTTTCGTATGCCAGATAATTCTGCGCTCCTGTTGGATCAGTGAACTCTAAATAAATCTCAGGTGATTCAACCAACTGTTTTAACCATTCGTTTTCCTCAGTAGTCAATGGATTCGATCTTACTATTAAAGTATCCTGAGTTTTCACAAAAGTTGTCACTTGTGATTGATCTTGGTACTGCCTAACGATACCGCCAGCCGTTACAGGATATTTATCGTACTTATATCCTTTGCGTTCAACCTCTCTCTTTTGTTGTGAACGTGCGTTAAAGTTAAAAGCATCGAACCCACCTAATCTATTTGCAAAGTGTATACGTCTTTGTTCGTAACGGCACGGCTCTTCCATTACAAATACAAGTTCCTCACTCGCTTCTGTGTTTGCTGAGTTTTCCAAACCCACTGTATAAGTAGCGACTGAACTTGTGATGATGGGCTGCGCACCAACTAGCCAAGCGCCTGTTAAATTATTAATTGACTCAGGAGCAGTAGCAGCCAAATACATTCTTGAAGCTGTTAAGTTCTGAGCAACTGATATGGCTTTCTTTGCTGTTTGAATAGCATTTCCAGCACTGTCATAAGTCTTGTAAACAATCTGATCTATGTCGGTAGGTGTGTCAGTTAGGAATGTTGTATAACCAATATTATTGATTGAAACGTATTTTCTTTTTACGTCTGTTAAAAATTGTCCGTTTGCCCCATTCGCTACATTGCAAATATAATCGTTAGGAGTCCATCCCATTAACTCTTGCTCAGTGAGTGACCCTTGAAATAGATATTTTGCTGAACCTGTAACCGTATCGGCAACTACTGTATAAACACCAGCATTCAAATAAGAATATCCGTATTTAACAGTGACTTTGATAATACACTGCTCACCTGTTGCTCTTGCACCTAAGTAAAATGGTAACGTTCCGTTGTAGATTCCTAGAACCGAATTACAAGCGCTTTCACAATAACGACTTATATCAACTGTACCATATCCTAAAACAGCGTCAGGTTCAACCTCAAATCTTTTATAGGCTGGTGTTGAAACGTTTTCAATGTACACATCAAAGATATACTGAAATCCAGTGAGCGCCTTTGTGGGTGCATCCGTTTCGTTTACTGAAATCTCTTGCCTATTGTAGACAGGAGAAAAGGAAACTAAATCCTCTATGATTGATATTGAACTTGCCATTACTTATTAAAATCTAGTGTTATATCTACTTCAATCGCTCTACCCATTACTTTACTCAATGCTTCTGCAAATTGCTTTTTAAACTCACCGTTTACCACATCGTCAATAAAATGGTTTGCCTTTAATCCTGAACGCCAAACAGATTCACGAACCGCAAATGGTGAAAGGTTGGCAAGGTAAGCCCACTTAGTAAAATGTTTTACGCTCGGTCTGTTTTCTTTACCAGGCTTGTAACTAAATGGTGATTGAGGTTGAGAATTAAACCAACTTTTTTTTGATTTGTTCTTATCACTCAACCCTTGTGACCCAATACCCTGAACACCTTTATTGATAAACTCACCGTAATCTAAAGCAGATATTGATACGCTCAATGTTTTACCATCGAACTTTAAAGGCTGTGCAAGTATTGAGTTCCATAATGTTAATTGAGTGCCGTCTAGTTGTTTGCTTTCAAGCGACTTTCTCAAGTCATCCATAGCAATGTTACCCCAATCTTCTACTACATCGTTCAGGGTCTTGCCTGCTGACTTCTTAAAAGCCTCATCTGATATACCTAAAACCTCTGACATTTATTTTTTCAATGCTTTTTGTATTTCGTCTATTCTGTCTTGCTCTTCTTTCTTTATAATCATAAATGTCAAAAGGTTGAGCGCATAAGTAACACTCAGTTTTTGAAAATATGGGTACTTTGTTTTATCACCCTCAGCCATTTGGTCAAGTGTTGAAAGCCAACCTATGCGTTCAAATAATCTATTTCCTCCTGTACTTTCTGTGTCGCTATCTTCATCTGGTTTATTGAATACGTAAGGGTATCTTGAATTAAGGTTTCTGAGAGACTGCAAAAAAAAACCGCAATCGGATTAGCAACCTTTAACGGGAGTTGTTTGAATGATTCAATCCTTTCAATTATCTCACCTTCTGGAATCTCAATTACTCTACCCTTCCAATCAACTTCCTGACAGATTTGGAACACCGTATTATGCAAGTTATCCAAAGCCTTATCTTTATCTCTGATCGTATTCATTGAACTCATGTAGCCGTCAAAGTCCATCTTAGTTGCATCGACTGCATCCATCTTTGAATCTAATCCAATGTTACGTTTAACCGTGTCTAAAATTCTTTTATAGATTGTGCGCTTTAACAAATTAGGATTGGTAATCACCTTATACCTTCTACCCTCGAATCTAAAATCTGTTATCAACTTCAAAGGCAAATCAGACTTTAGAAAGTCCTGCATCTTTGCCAAGTCTTGCATGGTGCAGTTATCCTCTACCCAGTCAGGTTCTTGATTCGTTAGTAAGCAAACCCGTTTAACCAGTAGGTTCAATTGCGCCTCTGCATCCTTTGGGTCTTCACTCAAAGTCTTGTAAACAGCAACGTACTGTTCAATCGTTATATCGTTCCAGTTCTTAGGCAACATACTTATAAAGGTATTTGGTTAATGTTTTTGCGGTGTTTTTAAAGTTGTTTGAAAGAAAAATTACCCCTTGCTCTCATTTCTTTTAATGCGTGGTGAGCCATTGCCCTACTCATTACGTAGTCATCATGCAAACCAACTGGAGCAGAGTAACGTATATTTCTAGTCTTTAGATTGTATTCATAAGTGAACACCTCCAACTCATGCATCTGGAAGTCATGGCCTAAAATACCAATACTCTTTTCTTCAAAGGCTACAATCAAATCTTCTATTATCGTTTGCTTATTCTTTGAGGTGGTGACAAATGGTTCGATATTTGATTTACCGTATGTTACCTTGTTTCGGATCATTTCATAGATTGCGTCCTGCGCTCCGTTACTTTCTACATATCCTTTCGGCTTGTAAACGTTTAACACATTAACGCACTCGTTTACTATTATACTCCATTCAGTGTGTCTCCATCTTTGACAGAATACTTCTTCATTCCTTTCGTTGATAATTGTCAGTACGGTGTAGTCATCTGCACGGCCTAAGTCAATTGCAAAGAATAGTTTAGGTGTTTTATCTGCAACCCTAATTGAATCCTTTATGTTTCTGAATACTGCACCAGCATCATCTATAAATTCTGCTAAGTATTCCTGTCTAAAGATATGCTCAGGTAATGTCAGTCTTGCATCATCAATCTCTTTTGGATCAATTAGCGGATTGTCATAACTTGACATTGAAAATGATTGGTATTGTGGGTTGTCTTGTGCTAATTGGAATATTCGGTAAAAATGATTCTTGCCCTTTGGCGTTGAAATAAGTAATACCTTTTTACCCTTGACCAGAACCGTTGCACGTAACACCTCAGTCCATGCCTCTGAATCCATGAAAGCAAACTCATCACAAATAAGATAGTCAAATGTAAATCCTCGGATATTGTCGTAACGCTCTGCTGAAAAGAATTGAAGTACTGATTTACCGACCGTGATGGTTAACTCTGATGCGTTAGATTTGATTAGACCAGTTCCAGCGAATGCCTCAACCATTTCATCGAATACCTTTTTAGATTGTTTATAGATTGGTGCTACCCACGCAACCTTACAGCCCGAATCATTGAATAACCAATAGTAAGTTTGATTTTCTGCAAGCATTGACTTACCCCACTGTCTACCAAAACATAAAGGGTAATACTTTGCAGAGCCTTCATTAATAGCTTTGTGTATTATTTCCTGATTCTTATGTGGCGTGTATAAGGTAACATTCATTCCTTTTGTCTGGTTTGTCCATCGGGCGAATACCCAGTTCTAGGACGTTTCGTCTTTTTTAGCCGTTCCAAAATTGGCTGTTACATTATTTACGTTTTCATTCACGGTGCTTTCGTCTTTCCATGATGCTTTATTCTTTAACCAGAATATTGCACCCTGCGTACTACCAGCCCATTGCAGTTTCTTTTCGTTGAAGTCCTCTAAAATTGTTTCGATATGATCTATTGTGTCAAAAAAATCGGGACGGTTCTTATAATTATGCCACGTTTGTCTGGTTGCTCCTATGTATAATCGTAATCCTGCTGAAGTATATTTACCCTTATCACATTCATCTGACCATTCAAAGTACTCTACTGCTTTCTCTGCTAATGCTTCAGGGCTATCGAACTTCAAAGGACAGCCAACCCTTTCACGCATCAAATGATACATATTACGAATGGTAAACTTTCCTTTCTCGTCTCTACCTTCCTGTGCCATTATACTGCTTTTAGTTTACCGTTTGATTTAATGAGTAGCTTTATATCGCCTGAATAATTCACTTCGTTGAGCATCTTAACCATTTGTAAAGCCTCTTTGTATTTGAAGCATTTAGCATTCTCTAAGTCATCTCTGAATCCTATTCCTATTCCGTTTGATTCAAAGAATAAAAAACAGTTATCGTTTTCAATGACGAATTTAGCGTGCCTGCGTTGCTCTCTTGTGAATCTATCCTTTTTCACTTAACAGTTGTATCAGTTCTTCTTTGGTTGTCTTGTTGGTGTACTCTAATCCTTTCTTCTTTGCTATTGACCGGATTTGGTGCATCTTTTTATCTTTCAAATCAATTGATGCCAACTCGTAATTTGTAATGCCAGATAGATTTTCATTCAAGTCTAAGTCCTCAATAACCAGATCAGCCGTTGCTTGTTTAAAGTCCTTAACCTCTGGTGAATCTACTCCTTTGAAGTCTACCGTTTCAATAGTTGCTTGTGGTACGTTTGGAATATCCTGTGGTACTTCATGCTCCAATATCTTGCGCCAGTTGTAAACCATTGTAAGCATATCGAAAATGCAATTAGAACAACCTATGTCAGTCTTTGGCAGATCACCTAAAGCACCTTGATAGATTACTTTCTTGCGTTCTGGGATATTCTTAAACTCGTCCCAAATAGCGGCTAAGTCTTTTAGAGCATCTCTATCTGAAAAGCCGTGTCCTTTTTTCCAAGTCTCAATCAGTCTGGCGTACTTGTTTGTTTCTGCTATGAAGTTCATTACGCAAAGAATAATTTAACACAATAATAAATCAATCCAATTGAAAGGACCAAAGTAATGATTCCTACTACTGGATTCTGTGGTTGTTTGTCTGGTGATTCTGTCATAAAATCTTATGTATTAGTTTATACATTATCGGTAAAGATAAGAATAAAATGTTAAACGTGAGCATTGTGAATAAAATTCCTAGCCAAAAACTTAAACAAGT